GTATTCACTGTAATTCTTTTTCTGCAAATTCAAAGGGATTTGAGATATTTACAACTCCTGGTAAAAATAATTCTGATATTTTAGCAACAAAAATTCATTCAAGAGTAAAATTTGCTTTTCCTGATTTAGTATATAGACAAGATATATCTGACGGAGATGTTGATAAAGAAGCAAACTTTTATGTAATAAAATATGCAAAATGTCCATCTACCCTCATAGAAATGCTATTTATCTCAAATTCAGAAGAAGAAAAATTATTAAATAATCCTGATTTTCAAGATAAAATGGCATTCGCTATTGCTCAAGGTATTGGAGATTATTTTGGGATTAAAGTAGATAAAGTAATTGATAACAAGGAGGAATTAATTGATATGGCAATAGAAAAATGGATGAAAGACGCAGGAATTAATTCATTGGATAGTTTAGTTAAAAATGGTATTATTAATGATGGTAATTTATGGAGTAATAAAATGGATGAAAAAACTGAAAACTGGTTGTTATTTACTATGATGGCAAGATTGTTAGAGAAAATAAATAATAAATAAGATAAAATTAATAAAAAGGAGAGTGTTCTATTATGGAACAGTTTATTTCAATTCAGAATCTATCTACTATTACAACTTTAATTCTAGTAGTTGTATTACTAGTACAATATTTTAAAGACATTGTAGATAACATTTATAAAAAAGCGTTTGGTAAAACATTATCTACGAAATACCTGGTTTTCGTGATTTCTGAGTTTTTACTATTTTTATCTAAACATTTTTTAGGAGAAAATATATTCAATGGTGAAGCAATTTTTATAAATTTTATTAATGGTATAATTTTGGCGAGTGTTGCAGTTAAATCGGTGGAAACATTGATGAATAAAAGTGATAATAGCAATAGTAATGTTAAATTTAATGAAAATATTAGTGAAGAAATCAAATAGAGTCCTCTACCTTTTACACATTGTCTCCTCTCGCTCCTTCCCCACTTTCATTCTTACGATAGGGGATAAGGTAAAAATACTTGACACTATTACTTTTAAATTAAAATAAAAAACAAAAATACGTTAGATAAGATGGATACCCAATTCTAACGTATTTTTGCAGAAAGTTAATTGCGAAGAATTAATATTATGTTAGATACATTATAGTATATTTGATGTGATAAGTCAAATTTAGGTTAAGGTAAATATATCTAAATAAATTTTAGATTCATTAGGATTTAATATTTTATAACTTAAAATTATTAATTTTACTGTATTTATAATTTTAAAATGTTTTAATGAAATTGTTGTTTGGTTATGAAAATTTTATAAATGTTTGCGAGGTGTTTTAAATTTAAACATATAGTAATATTTAATCAAAAAGTTGCAGGATTTTTAATGTTGCATGGTTTTGTGCTTAAAGGTATAGAAAAATGTAAACAAAATAATTCAAAACGTAATGTATTTATATTTAATGATTCAAATGAATTACGAAAATGGATAACTGAATATGACAATTTTATGTTAGTAAATAGAGACTATTTTATAAAATAGTCTCTATTTTTATTTCATTCAATATGGGAGGTTGGTAAAATGGCGATACCAAAAGTAAGCAAAAATTTTGTTAAAACATTTGATGAATTATATGGAGATAGATATGATTTTTTAGGTCTTTGTGAAGGTGGAATAAAATTTAAAGTAAGACATAAAGAATGTGGATATGAATGGGATACTTATCCATGTAATTTTATAAAAATGTTGAAAAATGGGAAGAAATGTCCTGATTGTTCTGGAAAACCAAGATACACTACAGAGACATTTAATAAAAAATTAGATAAGATATATAAAGGAGAATATTCATTTATAACTGAATATAAAGGTGCATTTACTAGTGGAGTATTTATACATAATAAATGTGGTTGTAAATGGGAAGATGAACCTCATAATTTTTTATATTTTGGAGGGAGATGTCCAAAATGCTATGGTTATAAAAATGCAGGAAAAAATAATCATAAACCATTAGATAAGAATGTAAAAAATTATTTACCAGAAAAAGATTTTCTTAAAACATTAAAGAAATTATATGGAAAAGAATATAAATTAACTGGAGTATATTCTGGTAGTTTTAGAGATACACAATTTCAACATACTGTATGTGGACATCCTTTTATTGCTAAACCAAGAGATTTACTAAATGATCCTTTTTGTTGTCCATTTTGCTATTCAAAAGTATCAAAAGGAGAATTATATATTAGGAGATATTTAATAAAAAATAATTTTAAATATGATTATCAATATTGTTTTAATGATTTATTCATTAAGATAAGTAGTAAATTAAGCAAGAAACATTTATTAAAATTTGATTTTGTTGTATTTGATAATAATGAAAATATAATATACATAATTGAATATGATGGTGGACAACATTTTAGACCAATTAAATTTTTTGGTGGTAAAAGACAATTTAAAAAAACAGTAAAATATGATATAGTAAAAAATTTATATTGTGCAAATAACGATATACCTTTAATTCGTATTCCTTATTGGGAATTTAATAACATAGAAAAATATTTAGATTACTATTTAAAGAATATAAATATAATTGCTAGTTAGTAGTTTAAAAATTACATATGTTAAATATTAACATTTTAAAAGTAGACTTTTATTAACTGTTTCTATTTTATTTTAATTAAGTTTTGTGTAAATTTATCTAATTGTTAATTATTAAGATTTAAAAAGTATAACCCTCACTATAAATTAGTAAGGGTTATACTTTAGTGAAAGGAAGTCTATGTCTTATCCTTTCTCCTGCTTTTATTTCCACCCAATTTATATATATTCAGTGGGAATAAACTTATGACTAAAAATTTAATATATTTTTTATTGTGTTTTATGATGATATTTTCATAGGTTGATATTAGAAATAATTAAAATTTAATATAAATCATCTAAAACTTCATACCCTACAAACTATTGATTTATAAGGGTTTATAGGTTGGATATATTTGGTATATTAATATAATTACGATATTTCACGGCTATTTCGAGAGTTGATTTTGATTAGGATAAAATGTAGGTTGAGGGAATTTGAGTGGTTAATTTGGGTTAAATATGGAGTTTGTTGATGATTTATGGTTAGTGGAGAGAGGATTATTATGTCCTCTCTTTTTTGTTTTGTTAAATTTGATAATTTTACTAGATGCATTGATAGACTGATCATTTATCAAAAAAGAGAGTCATCCTTTCTCTTTGCATCTAGTTTTTATATATGTATTAAAAAGATAAAGGATAAATGATTGAAAATAAAAATAAAATGAAAAGGATGGGTGTTGTAAATGTTAAAAATAAATCAAGTTTATAACGAAAATTGTATAGGTGAAAAAGGTATGTGTTTGATTGATGATAAAAGTGTTGATTGTATCATTTGTGATCTACCTTATGGTACTACAATGGCAAAGTGGGATAAAATCATTAATCAGAATAAACTATGGAGTGAATATAGAAGAATAATAAAAGAAAAAGGTGCAATTGTATTAACTTCAAGTCAACCATTCTCAAGTTTATTAGTTTATAAAAATAATGATATATACAAACATTCATGGATTTGGGAGAAAAACAATTCTGCAGATTATGCTAACGCTAATTGTAGACCAATGAAAATACATGAAGATGTTTTAGTTTTTTCTTTTGCTTCAGATGTTGCTCCAGGTAAAATAAAAATGAAATATAATCCACAAGATTTAATTATGTGCAATAAAATTAATAAGAGAGGAAGAAATAGTGAAACTACTGGACATTTTAATGAAAATGAATATATACAAAAATATACTAATTATCCTAGAACAATTTTAAAGTATGATTTAGATAAAAAGAAAATACATAGCACTCAAAAACCAGTTGCTTTATTTGAATATTTAATTAAAACGTATACTGATGAAGGAGATTTAGTTTTAGACAATTGTATGGGATCGTTTACTACAGCAGTTGCATGTATTAATACAAATAGAAATTTTATTGGATTTGAATTAGATAAGAAATATTATGATTTAGGACAAAAGAGATTGGAAGATTTAAATAATTATTAGATTGTAAATATAATTTTATTATTTAAATTAATTTATAAAAATATACTCCCCATCCATTATTTCTACTTACAATTTTATTATCTTGTTTTAATTCAATTAATTTACTTCCTAATTCTTTAAATAAATTATGATCTGTTTCATACCATACTCTAGCAATTGGTTTATCTAATATTTTTGCCATAATTTCTTCATCTGATATGTATTTGTTTTTATTTAATATTAATAATATTTTTTGACTTAACATATTCAACACTCCTTATTTTTATTATAATTATAATATATATTTATTAATTTTGCAATACAAAAATAAAATAAATATTTAAAAATTTTATGATAATTTAATAAGGATAAAATTAAGACATTTCTTAATTGAGGTGTCTTTTTGTTTTTTGGATTTTAAAATAAATATTTCGATAGATTGAAAGCACACTTTTTAGATGTGCTTTTTCTTGTGTTGAAATATATTACACAAAATAAACAGGATAGTGTTCGCGACACGAAAAGATAAAATCCTTATTATCTTCCTGTTTATAAACTTTTTAAGGAAAATAAAATATTAAAGGAGATGTTAAAATGAATTATTTAGAACAAATTAATGAAGTAAAAATTATCGATCCATATGGTTTTATTTATATTACAACTAATTTAATAAATGGGAAGAAATACATAGGACAGAAAAAATTTATTCGTCAATGGGAATATTACTTAGGTAGTGGCAGACATTTTAAAAATGCTATTAATAAATATGGGAAAGAAAATTTTATTAGAGAAATAATTGCTATTGCTTATTCAAAAGAAGAAGCAGATAAATTAGAAATTGAATTTATAAAATATCATAATGCTGTAAAAAGTGACGATTATTATAATATTGGTTTTGGAGGAAGTAGTGGAAATCATATAGGTTATGCTCATTCACAAGAAACTAAACAAAAATTAAGTAATATAAATAAAGGCAAAAAACATTCTGAAGAAAGTAAAAGAAAAATGAGTGAATCTACGAAAGGAGAAAATAATCCATTTTATGGTAAAAAAATGTCAGATGAAACTAAAAATAAAATATCTAAAGCAAATAAAGGTAAACACAACACAGAAGAACAAATACAAAAATTTATCAAATCAGTTAGAAAATTGACTGATGAACAAGTTATAGAAATAAGAAATAAGTATTCCACGGGTAAATATACTTTAACTGAATTAGCAAAAGAATATTCTATTTCTTATTCAGTTGTTCAAAAGATAGTTAATTTTACAGGTCTTTATAAAAATATAATATAAATATTAATAAAGGAGATTGATATTCATGGAAAATAAAATTCCTGTAGTTACAATCCATTCTCAGGCTATGGCTGGTTATCTTATGCTTAATAGGTTTATTCTTATTGATCAACGTGAAGATTTAAAAAATAAAAATAAAAATGTATTTATATTTAAAGATTCAAAAGAAATAAGAAATGCAATGAAAAAATATTCAATTCATAAAGAGATAATTAATAATATTATCTTCAATCATTCAAACATCTAGTACAAGGAGGTTATTCAAATATCATGGGCAAATACATATCAAATTTAATCACAACAGAAGACATTAATAATTGGTCTTCTAATAAATTAATATTCATAGAAGCACCAACAGGTAAAGGAAAATCCCACTTTATTAAACATACTTTATCTAATCATAACAAAGCAAAGAAAATATTAATATTGGTCAATAGAACAATTATTAAGAAACAATCAGAAGTAGAGATAGGTAATAATGATAATATTATAATAAAAACTTATCAACATTTATCAGAAGTAATATTAACTAAAAATGCTAAAATTGCAGATTTTATAGGTTTTGATTATATAATTTGTGATGAATCACACCATTTTTGTGAAGAAAGTGAATTTATATTTAATACTGATGTATCATTTAATTGGGTGATGAATCAAAACGCAATTAAAATATTTATGACAGCAACAGGAAAATATATTAAAGGTTATATTCTAGATGAATTAAAATTAGAAATAGAACATTATTACATAGAAAATAAATATGATTTTATTGAGAAATTATATTTTTATGAAAATGATAAAACTATAGGTAAATTATTAATTGATTTACCAGAAGATGAAAAAGCAATATACTTTACTAGTGCAAAGAAAGCATATGAGATGAGTGAAATACTTAAATCGTGTGCTTTTTATTGTTCTAAAAATAATTATAGTTATCGTCAATATGTAGATGATAAAATAATAACTTATATTGAAGAAAATGAAAAATTTGAAGAACAGGTGCTTTGCACAACGAAAGTTATGGACTCAGGCGTAAATATCAAAGATAAAATTAAACATATAATAATAGATATTGCTGATTTATCAAGTATTATACAATGTATTGGACGTAAAAGAATAGTTTTCGGAGATAAAATTATATTATATATAAAAGATAAAAAAGGAAATGCTATTTCTCGTAAGTTAGAGAATTTCCAAGAGAAAATAAAATATGCTAATATTATACTTGAAAAAGGTGATATTGCATTAATAGAAGAATATTCACATAAAAATACATATGGAAATTTAATTTATGATGTAGTTAATAGAGATAAATTAAGAATTGAGAAAAAAGTAAATCCATTGATGCATTATACATATAATCAAAATATAATGTTGTATGAAGAAATATTATTAGATAAGGAAGATGGATTTAAAAATAAATTGCTTGAAAGGATGGGTATAAGTGATATGGCATATACTTATTTAGAGCAAGAGTTGGATGCGTTAATATTGGAAGATATATTAGATGGATTTATTGGTATAAAAATGTTTAAAGAAGAACAAAATAAATTTAAAGAATTGATTCTTAAAGAATTATTAAATACTCCAAAAGGTAAAAGTAGAGCAGTAGGATTAAAAACTATTAATGCTTTATTTGAAGAAAATAAATTAGAATATATTATAAATAGTAAAAGAGAAAAATTAGGAGAATTTAGAGATCAAACATATTGGATAATTTCTAAATTATAATATTAATAATATAATTATTTGGGCATTTTTTGTAAAATCATAAAATTATATGATTGAACATTTTTTGCCCAAATAATTAACACTCCATTAACCAAAGTGAAATATTTTGTTTTTACTTTTCTTGTGAGTGCTTGCACGAACAAAAAATAAAACAACTTAATTTTGAACAATATAGATTAAACAGTTAAATATATTTATAATTAATACTTGCCAAAGGCATCCTCTTAATATTATAGAATTCCACTACACTTCGCTACACTTACGTTTCGCTACGTTCCATTTCATTCTATAATATTAAAATTGTCCTCATTAATTTTCGCTTTAGGCGAAAAAGTTAATTCGTCCAAATTAGAATTTTTATTATTTTTATTAGGTTGGGATAGGATAAATTATTTTTTATTAGTATTAGATTATTAAAATAAATAACATATTTAGGAGATTATAAATGAATAGTATATTAGAAATAAATAATACAGAATTAGAATCTATAGAAGAATGTAAATATTGCTCTACCTCAACCGTCCTAATGTCTTCCTCTACATCCTCTAATCTCCAAGACAAAGAATATTTCTTATATTTTCAGAATAATAATTTGAGTTTGTTTGAGGGTAATGATGAAGGAATGGAAGTTTTGGATGAGGTTAAGATTAGGTATTGTATGATATGTGGTAGGAGT